TCAAGCGTGTATTCAACCAGCAGTTGAGTACGCTCGGCATCGCCAACGATTGCCAGATCCTTCGTCTGGAAGGGACGGAGGTAGGCCACGGCTGCGTACTCAGGATCGAGCACGAAGGCCACTTCGTTTGCCGAGTTGCCCGACAGCATGAAGCGGTTCGGAACCACGCTCATCGAACCGAAGTCCGACAGGTACACATCAGCAGCGCCGATGATGGTCGTGGGGGCATCCGAGGGAGCCATGTAGCGCTGGGCGGCGATACCGGCGAAGGCCGAGACGGTCTGCTTGTGAGCAGGCGTGACCATCAGGATCTTCGGGGAACCACCCGACTCGAACACTTCCTTGACCACCGTCTTCAGAGTTGCCTCGTCAAAGGTGCGGTTCGTGCCGTTGG